AACTTGAAACCTTGTTTTCAAAGTTTAACAAAGCCTTCTTTGAAGGGAAGCTGGAAAAGCCTGTGATCACCGTTTCCCCGGATCATACCCGTGGGGCCTATGGGTGGTGTACCGGTTGGAAGGCGTGGCAAGACGGCACCAAGGAAGGCGGCTATTACGAAATCAACCTGTGCGCCGAATACCTGAACCGCCCCTTTGAAGAAACCTGTGGAACCTTGCTTCACGAAATGGTTCACCTTCAGAACCTTCAGGACAATGTTCAAGACACTTCCCGTTCTGGTTCCTACCACAACCGGAAGTTCAAGGAAACCGCTGAAGCCCACGGGCTGATCGTGGAGAAAGGCGAAAAGTACGGATGGCACAAAACCACCCTGAACCCGCAAGCTGAAGCCTTTGTGAAATCCCTTGGCAAGTCCGGGTTCTGTCTGGTTCGGCCCCGTACCAATCCGCTGAAAGGTTCCCGGAAGGGCGGTGGATCAAGTTCCCGTAAGTATGTTTGCCCTTGTTGCGGAACCATCATCCGGGCCACCAAGGAAGTTCATGTTCTCTGTGGGGAATGTGAAGTGGCCTTTGAAGAACAGGAGTGATAACCAATGAATGAAATAAACCCGAAACCCGAATATTGGGTTCTATCCCTTTCGGGTGGTAAGGATTCCACCGCCCTTGGCCTTGAATGGCTGGCCCGACACAAGGCCGATCCTGTCACATATCCCCTTCATGAAGTGGTGTACTGTGACACATGGATGGAGTTCCCGGCCATGATGGAGCATATCAACCAGCTTGAAAAAATCTTCATGGATGCGGGAATCAAGTTCACACGGGTTCAAAATCCAAAATCTTTTGATTGGTTCATGTTTGAATACCAACCCAAGCGCCACAACCCTGAATTGCAAGATAAAAAAGGTCAAAGCTGGCCGGGGCCGCAAGCCCGTTGGTGTACTGCTGAATTGAAAACCAGAATCATCAATAAGTATCTCGCCCATCTTCGTGAAGAATACACCGTTATTCAGTTGATTGGCCTTGCGGCTGATGAAGAATACCGGTTGGAACGGGAACACAATCAGAACCCCGAACACCGTCACCCATTGGCGGAATGGGGTTGGACGGAAGCCGATTGTTTGAAATACTGCTATTCCCACGGTTTTGATTGGGGTGGCTTGTATGAGATTTTCCACCGGGTTTCCTGTTGGTGCTGTCCGTTGCAGAGCCTTGAAGAATTACGGAACTTGCGAAAACATTTTCCCGATCTGTGGGCAAAGCTGTTGGACATGGAACACCGGACTTGGCGAACCTTCCGGGCTGATTATTCAGTTGATCAACTGGAAATCCGCTTTGCTTTTGAAGAAGAACGGCTTGCCGCTGGCCTTCCGATCAACCGAACCCGTGAATTTATGACCGAACTTCGGAAACGGCTTGCCGAATCTGAAATTAAAAAATGAAAGGAGTACGCACAATGACCACCTTTGCAGAGCGTTTGAAGAACGCAATGGAACAGGCCAACATGAGCCAATCCGCCCTGTCTGAACAGGCCGGGGCTTCCAAGGCCGCTATCAGCCAATACCTTTCCGGGAAGAACACCCCCGGCCCTGACCGTATCAAGGCCCTTGCCGATGCAACCGGCGTTTCCTTTGATTACCTGATGGGTTATGGAGCCGCCCCGGTTGCGGAACCCCCCATCAAGAAGATCAGCGTGAAGGAAGCCGCCCGGTGCATGGGAAAATCTGATCAGTTTGTCAGAATCGGCCTTCAGCGTGGCCTTCTTCCCTTCGGGAACGCTGTTCCCGGAACCGGCGCTTGCTGGAATTACTACATCAACCCCACCAAGTTCCGTGATTATGTGGGCGCTGATCAGTTCAATTCTTTCTTCGGCCTTACGGCCTGAAAGGGGAACACCGATGGATAACACCCGTGATGAACTGTTGGATTTGATTAGGAACGCCACCAACATTGATATGATTTGCTTCTTCGCCATTATCTATGTGGTTGCGCCCGATTCCCCCCCCCTTACACGCCTATTGCCACCCGTGGCGAACTGAAGAAGGCAATTAAGCAGTTGCGGAGCGCCCAGCATAGCCCGGATTGCCCCGCTGAAATGTCTGAAGGCTTTGAAACGGCGATTCAGTACATCCGCCGTGAATGGCTTCACCGATAAGGAGAACCCCCCAATGGATAACGCATTTGGAAAACGGCTGAAAATCTTGCGGAAAGAACATCACATTACCCAAGTTCAGCTTGCAGAACGAATGGATCAAACAGAATCCAATATTCGTAACTATGAACTTGGAAAGGCTTTTCCGAGAATCCCCGGCCTTATGGTTTTGTCTGAAATGTTTGGTGTTTCAACTGATTTTCTTCTTGGCTTATCTGATGTGCGGGATGGAAACAGAATGGGCAAACCTGAAGCCCCTGTTCAAACATCCATTCAAGACTTCAGTACCGATGAACTGTTAGCTGAACTGAAACGGCGGTGGAATGATTATGATTAACCTGTTTCAGCACCAACAACAGGCCCTTGATGAAACCGAGGGGAAGAACCGGGTGGCCTATTACCTTGATATGGGCCTTGGGAAAACCTTTGTTGGTTCCGAAAAAATGATGAAGCTGAACAAGCGGATCAATCTGGTGGTGTGCCAATGTTCAAAAGTTCAAGACTGGATTGAACATTTTCAAGACCACTACACCCGGAATTGTGTGTTCGACCTGACCAACCCCAAAACCTTCAAATGGTTTTTTGAACAGGTTCAGCATGAAGTTCCAACTCTGATGATTGGCGTGATCAACTACGAACTGACTTTCAGGCGGAATGTGCTGAAAACCCTGACCGGCTTCACGCTGATGTTGGATGAAAGTTCCCTGATCCAGAACGAGAACGCCAAACGGTCAAAGTTCATTCTTGGGCTGAAACCGGATAATGTGATCCTTCTGTCAGGCACCCCCACGGGCGGCAAGTATGAAAACCTGTGGAGCCAATGCCAACTGTTGGGGTGGAAGATTTCAAAAGAACTGTTCTGGAAGCAGTACATTCAAACGGAATGGGTTGAAACCGATGGATTTTGGCGGCAACAGATTACCGGCTATAAGAATGTTGACCGGCTGAAGATGAAGCTGGCCGAACATGGGGCCGTTTTCATGACTACCGAACAGGCCGGGATCAGCCTTCCAAAACGGAACTGGATCAAGGTCAAAACCCGCCCTTCACCCCTTTATTGGAAGTTCTGGAATGATCGCTATATTGCGATTGACAGCGCCAACCTTGGTGAATTTGAACTGGATGCGGATTTCTACGGTTCCAATGCCCATTGTGAACGGGAATTGATCGGTGATACCAGTTTGACCCGCCGCCTTTACGCCCGTCAGCTTTGCGGCCTATATAACCCGGCCCGTTATGAAGCCTTCCGGGATTTGGTGAACAGCACGGAAGATCGCTTGATTGTGTTCTATAACTTCACGGAAGAAATGGAACGCCTAAAGGGGATTGTCAAGGGCCTGAACCGGCCTGTGTCTGTTCTTTCCGGTGAAGAAAAGAACTTGGATGCTTACCGCTACCAGCACAACAGCATTACCTTCATTCAGTATCAAGCCGGTGCAATGGGCGGCAATTTCCAGCTTGCCAACAAAATCATTTACTTCAGCCTTCCCCAAGGTTCGGAATTGTGGGAGCAATCCCAAAAGCGTATTCACCGCCTTGGGCAAGAACGGCCCTGTTTCTATTACCTGATGATCTGTCCGGGAACGGTTGAAGAAGATATTCTTTCCACTTTGGAAATGAGAAAGGACTATACCGATGAACTATTCAGAAAGTATGAGCAAGCGGCAACAGCGCCGCAAAGCCCTTAACCAGCGGTTCAGGCGGATGTTCCTTGTGGCCCTTCTGATGGGCCTTGCAATGGGGTTTATATTTGGGCGCTGTTCTGCTGTCAACAGCAAGGCCCCGGATGCCCCCATTGAACCGGATCAGCTTACCGCCGTGACCCCGGATGTGATCTTGGAGCCGGTGGAAACTCCGCTGGTGGAAGAACCCGCCGAACCTGAACCGGTGCTGTTGGGCAGTTTCAGAATTACCGCCTATTGCTCCTGTGAAAAGTGTTGCGGTGAATGGGCCAAGAACCGGCCCAACGGCATTGTGTATGGTGCCGCTGGTGTGGAACTGAAGGCCGGTGTTTCCTGTGCTTCCCCGCTTCCCTTGGGAACCGTGGTGGAAGTGGAAGGCTTGGGTGAATACATCGTTCAGGATCGCCCCGCCCAATGGGTGATTGACAAATACGGTGAAAACCAGATCGACATTTATTTTGACAACCATGAAGCCGCTTCCGCCTTTGGTCTGAAGCAGTTGAATGTTTATCTGAAAGGAGAACCAGAAAAATGATCAAATGTAACAACGAATGTCCTATGAAGAAGTTCAATGGGTGTTGTCATTTCTGCCCGGATCGTGGTTTCTGTGAATACTCTTGTTCCGAGGATCACAACACCTGTGGAGAAGCCACCTTCGATGAAGAAACGGCCCTTCAGGAGTTCAAGAACACCCAGCTTGCCACCCTGAACGCCATTGCTTCCCTGACCGCCCACAAGAAGGCCATTGAGGATCAGGAAAAGGAAATGAAGGCTAAGCTGTATGAAGCAATGGTGAAGTTTGGCGTGGATAAGTTTGAATCCGATGTTCTGAACCTTACCCTTGTGAAGCCCACCAATGCCACCAGCATTGATTCTGCCAAGCTGAAGAAGAAATACCCGGACATTGCTTCCGAGTGTTCCAAGACCACCGCCAAGGCCGGTTATGTGAAGATCACCCTGAAAGGGGATAAGTCATGAGTTGCCGGGGCTTTGAGCCTGTTTGCACAAACAATGAACTTCGGGAGTATTTCAGCGCCAAGGGCCTGACTTATGACAGCATTGATGAAGGTGATATTTTGATCCTTTGCATGATGCTTCAGAAGGAATTGAAGAAATCCAATAAGGCTGGTGAAACTTCCGTCACCATGACTTTGAGCAAACGGGTTGACATGAAGAAGGCCACCAACGGCCACATTACCGAGTGTTACATCTACATGAACGCCCATTATTTCACCCGGCGAGAATGTATCAGCTTCAACCGGGATGGGTGGATTGGCTTTGCTGGATGGGCCGATGATGGCAACACTAACCCGTTGCGCCGTGCCTTCCTTGCATGGTGTGACTATTTGGCGGAAGGTGGTGGAGCTGATGGCAAGGGATGAAGTATGGGATGCCCTGAAAAATCATGCCAAACAGGTTCATTCAGAACGGGTTGCAAAGAACCCTGACCGGATCGCCTATGCCATTCAGCAGTTTGAAGCCCACGGCATTGAATACCAACTGAAGAATGAGCAAACCGGACATTTCCATTGTTGGCGGAAGTCTGATGATAAACTGTTCCAATTCTACGCTGGAACGGGTAAAATTCAGGGCTTCACCCAAGTCAGAGGTATTCACAGCCTGATTCAGATGTTGGAGGGGTGAGCCGATGGCCGGTGAAAAGAACTTTGAAAACCGCCTGAAGGACTGGTTGGAATCTGAAGGCATTTACCCATTGGGCCACCCTGAAGATAAAATGACCGTTCCGCCTTGTGGCTTCTATGAAAAGCGTTGGGGTGGAAGCCGGTATGTGAAAAGCGGCCTTCCCGATATGCGGATCACCGTGAAGGGCATTGCCCTTGAAGTGGAGCTGAAGGCCACCAATGGAACCCCATCTGTGCTTCAGAAGCGTAATTTGGCCCAAATCAACGGTTCACAGGGGTTCGGGTTCATCCTTTACCCGGAAGGCTTTGAAGCCTTCAAGACTATTGTGAAAGGGGTGAAACAATGCGAGTTTCCCACAGCCGGGTTGAAGTCTTTGATAGATGCCCATACAAATACCGCTTGCGATATGTGGAAGGGATAGACACGATCCCGAACACGGATGCAGACAACGCCCTGATCCTTGGCACCGCCCTTCACACCGGCATTGAAGAAGGGGTTGAACAAGCCCTTGACTTCTACAAGAACAGCTTCCCGGTTCTGACGGATGATCACATTCATGAAATGATGAAGCTGGAAGCAATGATCCCCAAGGCAAAGGCCATGTTGCCACCGGGCGGAACCTTTGAATTGCCTATTGGGAACGCTGATTTCATCGGCTTCATGGATTATCTGGTTCCCGTGGGGAAGGGCCTGAAGCTGGATGGGCTGATCACCGGTGAAGATTTGGATGAATTTGAAGCGTTTGATCTGTACGATTTCAAGTATTCCAACAACGCCAAGAACTACGCCGTTTCCGGTCAGCTTCACGAATACAAGTATTGGTATGAACTGACCCATCCGGGCCACCGGATCAGGAATATGTATTTCCTGATTGTTCCCAAGGCAAAGATCAGGCAGAAAAGCACCGAAACCCTTTCCCAATTCCGTGACCGCTTGCAAGCGGCCTTGAAAGATGCTGAACCAACGCTGATGCCGGTTCAGTACAACCCCATGAAGATTGTGGACTTCCTGACCGATGTGAAGCACATGGTTGAAGCCACAGACTTTCCCAAGAACCCAAACCATTTTTGTGGATGGTGTGAGTATGAAGAATATTGTCAGAAAGGATGGGATTATATGTTACTTCCCAAGAATGAACGCCGTGATCTGAACGCCACCAAGAAGAAGGTTGTGTGGCTTTACGGCGCACCCTTCAGCGGCAAAACCTTCTTTGCCAATCAGTTCCCCGATCCCCTGATGTTGAACACGGATGGCAACATCAAGTTTGTGGATGCCCCCTATATCGCCATTCGTGACACCGTTACGGTGGAAGGCCGTATCACCAAGCGCAAGTTGGCCTATGAAGTGTTCATGGATGCCGTGGCCGAACTGGAAAAGAAACAGAACGATTTCCGAACCATCGTGGTTGACCTTCTGGAAGATGTTTATGAATCGTGCCGGGTTTACATCTGTGACCGTCAGGGCTGGAAGCATGAATCTGATGATTCCTTCCGTGCGTGGGATATGGTCAGAAGCGAGTTCCTGAACACCCTGAAGCGGCTTGTGAATCTGGACTATGAAAACATCATCCTGATCAGCCATGAGGACAGAAGCCGTGACCTGACCCGCAAGGGCGGCGATAAGATCAGTTCCATCAAGCCGAACCTTCAGGATAAGGTGGCAAACAAGGTGGCCGGTATGGTTGATCTGGTGGCCCGTATCGTGGCGGACGATGATGAACGGGTGCTGTCTTTCAAGACTTCTGAAGTGATCTTCGGCGGTGGCCGTTTGACTGTCCGTGATAAGGAAATCCCGCTGACCTATGACGCTTTCTGTGAAGTCTACGAGGAAGCCAACCAGAAGGCCGCAGGAGCCGTGAAGCGTGGCGGCAATGCCCCGGCTACCCCCGCACCTGAAACCACCGACACGCCCACCACAGCGCCCAGCAGAAGGGGCAGAAAGGCCAAGACTGTAACCCCGCCCCCGGCTGGTAACTATGATCCGGCTGAAGATGCGGCAAAGGCGGCTTGTGGTGATCCTGATGGAACTTGGACACCGGGCGGCGGTGAAAAGGATGATTCTGTTCCTGTTGATGAACCGGCCACCGGTGACACCCCGCCTTGGAACGATCTTCCCAAATGCCCGGACGGTGAACGCATTTTCAGACAGCACGATCAAAACCCGGAAATCCCCCTTTGTCCGTCCATTGACGCTGGCCACCGTTGCCACAAGGAAGGCGGCCCCGATGGTTGCCCCCTGTGGGTTCGCCCCAAGGCACAGGCAGAGGAACCCGCACCCAAGACGGATGCTAACCCGCCCCGCCGTACCCGGAAGAAGCGTGAAGAATAATGGCTGATGTGCTGATGATTGCCGGGAAGCCTGAAACCATTTTCAAGGCCCGTGATTTTGAATATCTGGTTGAAAAGCACATGGGCTATGAAGCGGCCAAGTATTTCCGGGAATACGCTGAAAAGGCTGATGAAGAAGTCAGATCGGCCAAGGCCGGTGAGAACACAGACCTTGCTTCCTATGAAGCTGACCTTGAAAGCAATCACAGAGCCTTTCAGGACATTCAGACGGAAGCCGCAGTTATCACGGGTGTTCTTCAAGAAAAACGGATAAACCGTGAGAAGATCGCCCACGCAGTCAGGGAAATTGGAAAGATAATTTCCAACCAAATATAAGGAGGAACCCAAAATGAAAAACGATGCCCTGAACCATTTCAAAGAGGAAATGAACAAGCGTGGCCTGTTCCGCAAGATTCAGGTGTGCGCCAACCTGATCCCCCCCCCCGCCCGGTGCTGATGGTGAAGCCCTGATCGAACTTCATCGTTCCGCCGCCAAGATCGCCATTCGGAATTACGCTGAACATCATGAAGATTTTTGTGATGTGATGGCGGATGCGGCCCTTGATCATCTGCTGAACACCGTTCTTCCTGATGATCTGTTCATTCCTGATGGTGGTTTTTCCCCTACGAAAGAAGAAGTTGACAACATGAACAGGGTCAAGGAAACGGCTGACAAAGCGGCCAAGGTGCTTGATACCCTGTTTGGTGGGTTGGCTGATCTTCTGAAAACCATTTAATAAATACATTTTTTGGAGGTAAAAAACTATGGCTATTGATTTTGACAAGATTGATCGTTCTGTTGATCTGAAGGGCCTTCAGGCTGATGTGGAGGATGCCAAGAAGAACGGCGGCGGTGATTTCCCCACCATTCCCGCTGGCAAGTATGAAGTGAAGCTGGAAAGCATGGAGATCAAAGGCACCAAGGCCGATCCCAACCGCCCCATGCTGGCCGTGTCCTTCAAAATCCTGTCCGGTGAGTTCAAGAACCAGCGCCTTTTCATGAACCGTGTCCTTTACGGCACCAAGAATGACAAGAACATGATCGCTTCCGCTATGGGCTTCCTTGAAAAGCTGGATTCCGGTGTTCCTGTCAGCTTCACCAGCTACAAGCAGTTTGCCCAGCTTGTTCTTGATGTGGCGGAAGCTATTGATGGAACTTTGGAATATGCGGTGGACTACGATGATTCCCGCTTCAATTCCATCACCGTTGAAGAAGTTTTCGAGGTTAAAAACTGACCCAAAATTTTTTACAATGATTGTAGGCAAATAGTCTACCGCAAAGCAACTGTTGTCTACTTGAAAGTTCACTTTCAAGCCGGGGCGAAAGCCCCGGAGTGGCCCCAAGTGAAAGCCTTCTCGTGGCGGGGCTGATAAGGCGGAAACGCTGACCGATTTCACAAAAGCTGAAAGGATGTGAGTTGATGATCTTCTATGATTTTGAGGTTTTCCGGTATGACTGGCTGGTTGTCCTGATCGACCTGAACGCCCGAAAAGAAACCGTGATTATCAACGATCCCGGCAAGCTGAAACGCTTCTATGAGGAACACAAGGGTGTGATTTGGGCCGGTTACAATTCCCGGAACTATGATCAGTACATCCTGAAGGCCATTCTGTGTGGGTTTGATCCAAAGCCTGTGAATGATTGGATCATTGCAGAGGATAAACCCGGTTACAGATATTCAAGCCTGTTCAGGGAATACCCGCTGATCAATTATGATGTGATGCCGAACCCGCCAATCAGCCTGAAGGCGCTGGAAGCGTTCATGGGCCATTCCATTAAAGAAACTTCTGTTCCCTTCGACATTGACCGGCCTTTGACTGAAGCAGAGTTGGCCGAAACGGTCAAATATTGCCGCCATGATGTGGAACAGACGGTGGAAGTGTGGTTACGGCGGAAGGAAGATGAATTTGATGCCCAAATGTCACTTGTGAAGGCGTTCCACCTTCCCATTTCTGACATTGGCCGCACCAAAGCACAGCTTTCCGCCAAAATCCTTGGGGCCGTTCAACGGGAACACAATGATGAATTTGAAATTGAGTTCCCGCCCAGCTTGCGGATCGAAAAATACACGGAAGTTTTGAATTGGTACAAGAACCCCTTGAACCGTGATTATTCCAAAACCCTTGAACTGGATGTGGCCGGGGTTCCCCATGTGTTCGCTTGGGGTGGCCTTCACGGGGCCATTCCCAAATATCACGGGGAAGGTTGGTTTGTCAATGTGGATGTGGCTTCCTATTACCCGTCTTTGATGCTGGTTTATAAGTGGCTTTCCCGCAATGTTCACGATCCTTCCAAGTATGCGGAAATCTACCACACCCGCCTGAGGCTGAAGGCGGAAAAGAACCCCATGCAACAGCCTTACAAGATTGTTCTGAACAGCACCTATGGAGCTATGAAGGATAAGCACAATGCCATGTATGATCCTCGGCAAGCCAACAATGTTTGTGTGGGCGGTCAGCTTCTTCTTCTGGATTTGATTGAACGGCTGGAAGATCATTGTGAAATCATCCAGAGCAACACGGATGGTATTTTGGTCAAACTTCGCCGGTATGAAGATTTTGAAATGCTGGACGATTTGTGTTGGGAGTGGGAGCAAAGAACCGGGATGCGCCTTGAATTTGATGAATTTCAAAAGGTGTATCAGAAGGATGTGAACAATTACATCATTATTCCTTCCGGGCCGCTTCGTGATGAAAAAGGGAAACCCCGCTGGAAGTGCAAGGGTGCCTATGTCAAAAAGCTGTCTGATTTGGATTATGACCTTCCCATTGTCAACCGGGCCATTGTGAACTATTTCCTTCATGGGATCAGCCCGGAAACAACCATCATGGAATGTTCCAATCTTCGAGATTTTCAGAAGGTTGTGAAGGTGTCCAGCAAGTACAAATATGCCCTTTATTCCCCGGTGGTTACGGAAGCTAAGATCAGGGATGAAAAAGGCCGTTCTAAGAAAATCACCCGCTTCAGCGGCGGTGAGGTTCAGACGGATAAAACCTTCCGGGTGTTCGCTTCCAAGGATCAGAGCAAGGGCGGAATCTTCAAGGTTTCCGGGAAAATCGTCAAGGGCCGGGAAAAGAACCCTGAAAAGTTCGGCAACACCCCGGATCATTGTTTTTTCATCAATGATGATGTGACCAACCTTCCTATCCCGGATGAACTGGACAAGCAATATTACATTGATGTTGCTTGGGATCGGTTGAAAGATTTCGGGGTGGAACGATGAACAATAAAACCTTTCGGGGGGGGGGAGCGTTGAAGCATGGAACTGTTTAGGGGCTATGTGCCTACCAGAAATAAACAATGCCTTGAAAAATTCAAAGGCGTTGAAAAACTGAAAACCCGTTCAGAAGTCCAAGACCTTGATGAATACGCCGGTATTCTTGGAGAAGAAACCATCCTGATTGATGTGGACGATGCGGAAACATCTGAACTTTTGTTCAGAATTGTTCAGGATTTAGAACTGAAGTGCAGAGTGTACGCCACCACACGGGGAAAACACTTCTTGTTCAAGAACTGTGGTGTTAAAAAAAGCTGGACGAAATGCACCTTGGCCGTGGGTATCACCACGGATGGAAAGGTTGGAGCCAATAACAGCTATGAAATCTTGAAGTCCGGTGGCGTGGAACGGCCCATTCTGTATGACTTCCCTGAAGGGGAGATTCAGGAACTTCCCAAGTGGCTGACCCCAGTGAAAAGCAACTATGATTTCCCGAACCTTGGGGAAGGTGATGGGCGGAACCAAACCCTGTTCAACTACATTCTGACCCTTCAGAGTGACGATTTCACCAAGGAAGAAGCCCGTGAATGTATTAGGCTGATTAACCGTTATGTGCTGAAGAAGCCCCTTTCCGACAAGGAACTTGATGTGATCCTTCGGGATGATGCCTTCAAGAAAACATCCTTCTTCCGGGATAAAACCTTCCTGTTTGATAAGTTCGCCACCTACCTGAAGAACAACAACCATATTGTGAAGATCAATAACCAGCTTCACATTTACAAGGATGGTATCTATGTTTCCGGTGCCGGTGAAATTGAAGGGGCCATGATCAAGCTGATCAGCAACCTGAAACGGGCGTGGCGTTCGGAAGTCCTGTCCTATCTGGAAATCATGATTGAGGAAAACACCAAGGCCACCAACCCGAATATCATTGCTTTCAGCAACGGCCTTTACAATATCCGGGATGGCTCCTTCAAAGAGTTCACCCCGGATGTGGTCATTACAAACAAAATCCCGTGGCCGTACAACCCCGCCGCCCATGATGATCTGTTGGATCATACCCTGAACCGGCTGGCCTGTGATGATCCTGAAGTTCGGGCCTTGCTGGAAGAAATGGTGGGCTATTGTATGTACCGCCGCAACGAACTTGGCAAAGCCTTCATCCTGATTGGCGATAAGAGCAACGGCAAATCCACCTTCCTTCATGTGGTGAAGAACCTTCTTGGGGATCAGAACATTGCTTCCCTTGACCTGAAGGAATTGGGTGATAGGTTCAAAACCGCTGAACTGTTCGGCAAGCTGGCAAACATCGGTGATGATATTGGTGATGAATTTATTGCCAATGCTTCCGTGTTCAAGAAGCTGGTCACGGGTGATCGGGTGAATGTGGAGCGCAAAGGCCAAGATCCATTTGAGTTCAACAATTATTCCAAGTTCCTGTTCAGCGCCAACAATATTCCCCGTATCAAGGACAAAACCGGAGCCGTTCAGCGGCGTTTGGTGATCGTTCCCTTCGATGCCAAGTTCACCCCCAATGATGCAGACTTCCGCCCGTTCATCAAGGATGAATTGTGTGAACAGGGTTCAATGGAATATCTGGCCTTGCTTGGCCTTCAGGGGTTGAAGCGGGTTCTTGGGAACGCACAGTTCACCACATCCAGCAGAGTTCAGGGGCAGTTGGACGAATACGAGGAAAACAACAATCCCATTATTGGGTTCATCAATGAAGTGGGCCTTGACGGGATTGAAAATGAAGCCACCGATTCCGTGTATCGCCGGTATAAGGAATATTGCATTGCAAACAACTTCCAAGCCCTTTCCAAGATTGAGTTTTCCCGGCAGATCACAAAACGCTGTGGCTTCACAACGGTTCCCAAGTGGATCAGAAACCGAAAAACCCGTGTATTTGTGAAAGGCGGTGACACAGAATGAGTGGTTCCAAGAAGGTGTTCACCACTTTGGGCAGTTCCAACCATGTTCCTGAAGAACGAGAAGCATTTGATTACTACGCCACCGATCCAAGGGCCGTGGAAATGCTTCTGGAACTGGAACAGTTTTCCCCGGTCATTTGGGAACCGGCCTGTGGGGAAGGCCACATTTCCAAGGTGCTTCAGGCCCACGGTTATGAAGTCATTTCAACCGATCTGATTTACCGGGGCTTCGGTGATCCTGAACCGCTGGATTTCCTGAAGGAAACGCTGGACGATTTTGAAGGCGATATAATCACAAACCCGCCGTATTCAATGGGGCTTGAATTTGTTCAAAGGGCGCTTGAAAGCGTCCACCCCGGTGGAAAAGTGGCTATGTTCCTGAAGGTTCAGTTCTTGGAGGGGCAAAAACGGGGTGAGTTCTTCAAGCGTACCCCCCCCCGAAAGGTTTATATCAGCCGTTCCCGGCTGGCCTGTTATAAAAACGGTGATATGACCGGGAAACCGGAAAGCGCCATTGCCTATGCGTGGTATGTGTGGGAAAAGGGCTTCACCGGTGATCCGGTGATCAAATGGTTCAACTGAAAGAAAGGATGATTTCAATGTTACCTAAAACCAAAACGGAACGCCATTCCGATATTTGCAAGGAAATCAATGCCTTGTACGCACGAAAAAATCATGACTATGGTGACAGCTTTCACCAGACCTTCACGGAAGAAGGAATGGCAATGCCCCGGATCAGACTTGGGGATAAGCTGGCCCGGTTTAAGAGCCTGACCAAATCCGGGGTTCAGGAAGTAAAGGATGAATCTATCCGTGATACCCTGATTGACCTTGCCAATTACGCCATTATGACCGTTCTTGAATTGGACGATCAGAAAGCGGAGGAACACGCCGATGAACGCTAACCGTTATATGCGGGATTCCTTGCGAACCGCTGACCGTTCCAACATGGATCGGCTGAAGCTGGAATGTGCCTTGGGCCTTTGCGGTGAAGCCGGTGAAGTGGCCGAACAGGTGAAGAAGCATTTCTTCCACGGCCATGAACTGGATAAGCGCCACATGATTGAAGAACTTGGTGATGTGGCTTGGTATTTGGCCGTTCTGTGTGATGCTATTGGTTCTGACCTTGATACGGTCATGGAAGAAAACTTGAAAAAGCTGGAACAGCGTTACCCTGAAGGGTTCGATCCTTACCGGTCACAGCACCGGAATGAATTGGGAGGTTGAAGAAAATGAAAATTATCAAGCCTGATGTGCAGTTCATCACCCCGATTGATGGGGCCACTATTCTGAAGCGGCTGGAACAATGTGGCCGTGTCTGCTACAAGTCCGAGGACAAAATCACGGAAGGTTCCGCTGAAAAGTTCGTTGCCGGGATCATCAAGCGTGGGCATGAAGCGGTTTTGGAACATTGTTCCTTCACGGTGAAGTTCATTTGTGATCGTGGGGTTTCTCATGAGATCGTCCGCCACCGGATGGCTTCTTACTGTCAGGAATCCACCCGCTATTGCAACTACGGCAAGGGCAAGTTCGGTGAGGAAATCACGGTGATTGAACCTTGCTTCTGGCCTGAAGGTTCTGATTTGTATTGGGCATGGAAAAACGCTTGTCTGATCTCTGAACAATGCTATTTTTCTTTGTTGAAATCAGGAGCCACCCCGCAAGAAGCCCGTTCCGTTCTGCCCAACAGCCTGAAAACGGAAGTGGTCATGACGGCCAACATTCGTGAATGGCGGCATTTCCTGAAGTTGCGCTGTTCACCCGCCGCACACCCGCAGATGCGGGAAGTGGCCCTGATCCTGTTGGACAAGGTTCACGCCCTGATTCCGGTTTGCTTCGATGATATTTGGAGTGAATACCATGCCGATGTTTAAGAAGTCCGGTGGTAAAATTTTCGCCGTTCAGTTCAACAAAGCTGAAGAACGGGCCTTGGATCAGGAAATCAAGAAACAGATTGTGGAGAATGATCTGGCCTTTGACATGGACAAAGAATCATCCATCCTGTGGATGCTTCATACCCAATTTGGATTTGGCCCAAAGCGTCTGAAGCTGGCGTGGAAGCTGTTCTATGCCGAAACCTTGAAGCTACGGGAACATTACCTGATGGAACAGGCCGATGATGGGTGGTTGGCCCGTAAAAAGCTGAAGGACATTGGGTGTGACATTGAAGAATGGTACAGAGAAGAAGGAGGGAAAACCGATGCCTAAACCTTGGGAAAATGCTGAAGGGTATCACGATCCGACAGCCTACCACGGCACAAAGAATATCATCCGTGACGAGGATGAACAGCAGAAGCGGGTGAACACCCTGATCTTCGTCCTGAAGTACATCACCCGTTTGGCGGGGTTTGAACTTCTGAACCGCATTGAAATCAAAGACCGTAAGACCGGGAGGGAATACAAATGATCAGTTCTTATGACCCTAATTTTCAGGGTGTTCATACGATCCGGGTGACTTTCATGCAATGGGATTACATAGGCCATGTTGCCTTTGAAATTGGCGGAAACTGCAAAGGCGCTGAACTGATGGATTTCACCTTTTTGGAGTGTGACAACCAAGAAGATATTGACCGTTATTCTGAAAATGATTGTCAGTTCAGCTATGATGAAGAAAATGAAATTTACACCGCCGTTCTGAAAAACGCTGACGGTGACACCTTGGAAGTGGAAGGCAATGAAGATGATTTCAAGGCTATGGCGGTGGGCATTGAAATTGTAGGAACGGGAGTGAAGCACGATGAAAAATAAGCCGTGTCCTTTTTGCGGGGCTGATTTGGTTCAGGAAAACCGGCTGAACCCGCTTGCAAAGAAATATGCGGATATTCCGTTCAGAACTTTCTATGTTCACCCTAAGAACGGTTGCTTCTTGGAAGCGTTGGCGTTGAGGGGTGAGCAGTTGGAGAAGTGGAACAACCGGAACGCCTGAACAGGTGCTTCTTCAGTANAACGCCTTGGAAGTGGAAGGCAATGAAGCTGATTTCAAGGCTATGGCGGTGGGCATTGAAATTGTAGGAACAACGGTGGAACGCCGATGAAGAAAATGTTGGTGGTGCTAACCCTTGTGCTGTTGCTTATGGCCGTGGCCGAGTATTTCAGCATTGATCCTGTTTGGTTCCTGATTGTCTGGTATCTTTCGGACAATATTTCCGCCTGAACAGGTGCTTCTTCAGTAGGGGTTGGAACAGCGTGTGGAACAGGTATGGAATAGATGTTTTTTCTATATCTGTTCCGCACGAAAACCCTTGATTTTCAAGACTTTTTCAGTTGTTTTCAGGGAACGGAACAGATGGAACAGATGTAAATATACTTTCTTCTTATTAAGAAAAAAAATATATAAGAAATGTGTATATAAGAAACTGCCCGTTTTATCTGTTCCATGCGTTCCAAAGTCCTGAAACCACTTGATTTTTCAGCATTTATTAACGGTACAGATGCAATGAAAACGGAACAGACCACCGCAGAAAGGATGTGTTACATAGTGAATGACAAAGACCTTTCCCAACAGGCTAAAGAATA